TGTAGATTATACTTTAGTAGAAGATACTACAACAGGTGAATATTATATTCAAGAAAGTGGATCTTACGCTAATGTTTCACGATATGTAAGAGTAAAACAAGTAAATTATAATACACCAAAATATTTTAATAATACAGGAACTGCAAAAGATATATTTACAGGATCTTTACCTGTAATTTCATCAGGATCTTTTGGAAACGCTGCTGGATCTAACATTCCAACAGGTAGAAAACAAAATTTCTACAATAGTATAGATAATACAGATTCTCAAGGATTGCTAGGTTCAGATTATAATAATGCAATTTCATTATTATCTAATACAGATGATTATAGATTTAATGTTATAGTTGCTCCTGGATTAATTAATGCTAATGGATCTACAGGTACTACTCAAATTACTAATATAGTTAATAACTCTATTTCTCGTGGAGATTCTATCGCAGTAATTGATTTAGTAAATTATAATGCACAAGTTACTACTGTAACAAACGCTGCTGCAGGATTTGATAGTTCATATGCCGCTACATACTGGCCTTGGTTACAAACAGTAGACCCAAATACTGGAGAATTAGTATGGGTACCAGCTTCAACAATGATACCAGGAGTATTTGCTTATACAGATGCTTCAAGTGAACCATGGTTCGCACCAGCAGGTATTACAAGAGGTGGATTAGGACAAGTTACTAGAGCTGAAAGAAGATTATCTACAGCAAACCGTGATTTATTATATGAAGCTAATGTTAACCCAATTGCAACATTCCCAGGAAGTGGAGTTGTAGTATTTGGCCAGAAAACATTACAGAAAAGAGCTAGTGCTTTAGATAGAGTAAATGTACGTAGATTATTAATTGCTCTTAAAGGATACATTTCTCAAGTAGCTGATAATTTAGTATTTGAACAAAATACAATTGCTACAAGAAATAACTTCTTAACACAAGTTAACCCATATTTAGAGTCAGTACAACAAAGACAAGGATTATATGCTTTTAAAGTAGTAATGGATGATACAAATAACACTCCAGATGTGATAGATAGAAATGAATTAATTGGACAAATTTTCATTCAACCAACTAGAACAGCTGAGTTTATTATCCTAGACTTTAATGTATTGCCAACAGGTGCTACATTTCCAGCATAAAAATTAAAAAATAGAATATTTATAATAGATAAAAAAACATATACAAAATGGCAGTATTAGATCCAAACGAAATATTTTTTACAGCTTTTGAACCAAAACAAAAGAACAGGTTCATTATGTACATTGATGGATTTCCATCTTATATAATGAAAGGTGTAGGAGCTGTAACTGTAGAACAAGGAACAGTACCTTTGAACCACATTAATGTTGAAAGATATGTAAAAGGTAAAACAAAATGGGGTACTATTGAATTTACATTATTTGATCCAATCACCCCATCTGGTGCCCAAGCAGTAATGGAATGGGTACGTTTACACCACGAATCAGTAACTGGTAGAGATGGTTATAGTGATTTCTATAAGAAAGACTTAACAATTAATGTACTAGGACCTGTAGGTGATATCGTTTCAGAATGGATTATCAAAGGAGCAATGATTACAAATGCTTCATTTGGGGATTTCAATTGGGATACTGAAAATGCTGCTCAAGAACTTACAATGACTGTACAACCAGATTATTGTATATTAAATTTCTAATACAACCAACCCTCACATACCTCAAAAAATTGCTTGGCTTCGGTCAAGCTTTTTTTTATCTTAATATTTATCAACGTAAAAACGTTTTAATTAAATAAAGATTATGAGTGAATTTAAATTCCCAACTGAAGAAGTTGAATTGCCATCAAAAGGATTAGTTTATCCTGAAGATAATCCTCTTTCAAGTGGTAAAGTTGAAATTAAATATATGACTGCTAAGGAAGAAGATATTTTATCTAACCAATCTTATATCCAAAAAGGTACAGTTTTAGATAAATTATTAGAATCTGTAATTATTTCTAAAATTAATATTAATGATTTAATTATAGGGGATAAAAATGCTTTACTAGTAGCTACTCGTATTTTAGGATATGGAAAAAAATATTCTTTTACTTATAATAGAAAGCAATATGATATAGATTTAACTGAATTAGAAAACAAACCATTTGATGAATCTTTAATTACTAAAGGTAAAAATGAGTTTTCTTTTACTCTTCCTAATAGTGGAACCCTTATTACCTATAAAATCCTTACAGGAAATGATGAGAAAAAAATAGAAAGAGAATTAGCTGGGCTTAAAAAACTTAATAAAGATAATGTTCCCCAACTTACTACTAGATTAAAGTATATTATTACATCTGTTGATGGTGAAACTGAAACTAAAAAAATTAGAGAATTTGTTGATGGGTATTTACTAGCTCGTGATTCCCGTGCTTTTAGAGAACATATGGCCCAAACCCAACCAGATGTTGATTTAACTTATGTCATTGACAGTGGAGAGGAGGTAAGTGTGCCCATTGGGCTTAACTTTTTTTGGCCTGACCTCTGAAATAGCATCCGAAGCTAGAGTTGGATTATTTAAACAAATCCACGAAATAATATTCCATGGGAAAGGTGGGTATGATTTTTATACCATATATAATATGCCTATTTGGTTACGAAAATATACTTACTCAGAAATTAAAAAGTGGTATGAACAAGAAGCAGATGCGGCAAAAGGCAAAACTTCTAAAAACGAAACTAACCTAATTAATCCAGATGGCTCTGTAAATACCCCAGAGTTTTTAAAAGCATCAAAACCATATAAGGGGAAAAGCAGCTATAAATAGTTGCTTTTTTTAATATTTATAACATATACATTTTTATATGGCCACATCTGACGAAATCAAAAAATTAAATGATCAAATACAACAACTTTCTAAAGAGTTGGGGAAAAAGTCTTTTAAAGTATTTGATAATAGTGAATTAAACGAAGCAAATGCCGTATTGAGGGGTCTACGAAGTGAATTAAATGAAATGACATCCGATATAGGGGATATTGCTGCTGGGTTTAAAAATGTAGTCCAAGAAATGCAAAAAAGTAGTGTTCCTTTAGGAGATACTAAAAAATCATTTCGAAATTTATCTAAATTAGCTCAAGATCTTAAAAATGATCAAGAAGGAATTGAAAGATTAAATCAAAAACAACTTAAATCTCTTCAAGATAAAGTTCTAAAAGAAAGATCAAATTTAGAAACCACTAAAAAGAATCTTCAAGCAAAATACGATGAAAATACTGCAACAGATGCCGAACTTGCAGCATTAAATGAAATAACAGGAACATTAGAAGGAAATAATGCTTTGTATGAAGATTTAACTAATCAAGTCCAAGCTAGATTAGATAAAGAACTAGAAGTTCAAGATGCACTTGGTGCAGGTCCTAAAATACTAGGAGCTATTGGAACACAATTAAAAAAATTAGGCCTTCCTGATTTTGGGTTAGAAAAAAGTTTACAAGAAACTGAAGATCTTTTAAGAGATGAAGAAGGAAGAGTAGATGCTCAAAAAGCCATATCTACATTTAGTGGCAAATTTAAAGAAAATCTATTAAAATCCTTCACCCCAGCTAATATGATTGCTTTTGCAGTCAAATCATTATTAGAAGCGGTTGTTGGAGCGGATAAAGCTACTGCGGAATTAGCAAAAAGTATGAATACGTCATTTGATGCCGCTAATAATCTAAGGTCTGACTTAACTAATATTGCAATGCTTTCTGGGGAAACTTTTGTTAATACAAAAGGTTTACAAGATTCTTTAGTATCTATCAACCAAACATTAGGTACTAATGTAATGCTTAATGAAGAAAATTTAGTTACTTTTACTAAATTAAGGGAACAAGCGGGTCTTACCAATGAAGAATTAATGGGAATCCAATCTATAGCAAATGCTACAGGGGGGGATTTAGAAAATATGACAGGAGAATTTTTAGCTCAAGCTAAAATAACTGCTACACAAAATGGAGCTATATTAAACGAAAAACAATTACTTTCAGAAGTAGATAAAATATCAGCAGCTACTACCTTATCATTAGGTAAAAACCCAAAAGCATTAGCGGAAGCATCAGCTACCGCAAAAGCATTTGGGATGGAAATGTCTAAAGTAGAAGCTATAGCTGGAAGTTTACTTGAGTTTGAATCCTCAATTGAATCCGAACTTGAAGCAGAATTATTATTAGGTAAAAATATTAATTTAGAAAAAGCTAGACAAGCAGCATTAAATAATGATTTAGCTACTGTAGCAAAAGAAATTGCAGATCAAGCAGGTTCGGCTGCAGAATTTGCTGAAATGAATAGAATCCAACAGGAAGCTTTAGCTAAATCTGTTGGTATGTCTAGAGAAGATTTAGCTCAAACTTTATATGTACAAGAACAAATAGCAGGAGTTAGTAAAGAAGAAGCTGAAAAAAGAGAAAAATTATTAAATCAAAGAATCCAAGAAGTTGGGTTAACTCAAGCACAAAATGAACTAGCCAAAGATGGTTTTGAAACAATAGAAAACCAGGCAGGTGTAGCTGATAGATTAGGGGCTATAACTGATAAAATTAAAGATGTTTTTGTTGCAATGAGCCCTGCAATTTTAGCCATAGGAGATGCTTTAACTTTAGTTTTTGACATCGTAAGTCCAATATTTTCTGTTATTGGATTTATAGGAGATTTATTTAGTG